TTTTTCAAACTCACCATCTTCTCTGTGGTACTTGCATATGTCTCCTGCGTAAAGAGTATTATCATATCCCGGTATCATTCCTTCCCCACTGTATGACATGGGTTTAGAATAATAAATATAGCAGTCTCTGACATCAGCTATGCGCTGATAATCACCTGTTTGAGACGGATCATAATACAACGTGTTGCAATCCATATACTTTATGTTGTCTGGTCTTGCAGGGTACCAACCCGTATTCCTTGATGCATAGATATCCTTCCCTACCATCTCATGGCTGTACACATCATACGTGCACTCAATCTCACGGCCTATGATGTTCTCGACGCCCATCATATTAAATCGTACGGAGCCAGACTCTGTAAGACCAAATTTGAGATATCTATTTTTACACAATGATTCTTTGAAAGATATTGATTCACTTACAATATTTATATCATTTGTGATGTCTTCACGCTCACCATTTGGAAAATGCACGCGAAACTGTATGTCCGGATCTCCTTCAAAAGCTCTTTTAACTGTTTCAGGCACCTCAATCATCCTATTTCCCTCCTAGTACTCCGTAAGTGTCATCTTAAAAGGATCGTATTCAATGTCCTCGTCTACTTCGTCCACTGTGTCGATCTTGTAAGTCGTGTCTGACGTATAAAAAATTCCCTGTCTATAGTCAAGTGTCTCATCGTTCCAGTAAGTCAGCCTTAATCTCCTCTGTTTTTGATCCTCATACGGCAAAGAAGCAAACCCTATCACATTGTTTAACGCAATGCGCTCTGTCAGATTCATCTCGCGGAAATTGAGCTTTATTTTAGTCTTGTAATTTCCGGATGTGCTTCTGTGTAAAAGGACATTGCCGTCTCGCCATGCATCAAGCTCCACGCGCTGGTTTGGGGTGCTTTCCCAGCCGCCTGCAAGCAAAAAAGAGTTTGGCAGCTGCACATTTCCAAATTTAATAAGCCAACCTTTGAAGTTTCCTGCCATATCCTGCCTCCTTAATGCTCAAAAGCGCTATGTCCTGTTGTGTCATAAAATAATTCGTCCTGTTCAACTGTCTTTTTATAAATGACCTCTCCGTCTATCTCAGCAACAAATGTGTAAGTTCCTCCTGCACCGGATCCTCTCTCGTCCAAAGCTTCGTTAAAGGCCTCAACCATCGTGCGAAGAGGAGTCTCTATGTTGACCTGTCCCGGTGCCTGATCTCCCAGAATTGCAGCAAACGGCTGTCCTCCCTGTATCACCATTCCCTTAGCCAGCCGCGGCAGACTCAGTTTTTCAAAGCCCAAGCTAAACTCTTCCCCACCTATGCCGGGAACCCAATCAGGAACGTCAAAACTCAGTGCATTCAGTCCCTCAATAATCGCGTTTACTAATCCCTCAAAAATATCAATTATTCCGTTTATAATTCCCTTGAAAATCTTGACCAGTCCATCCCACGCTTTTTCCCAGTCTCCGGTGAATACTCCTTCTATAAATTCGATTATGCCTGCCAAAATATCGATAATGTCCCCTACTACATTTATGATATAGGTAACAAGCTCTCCTGCTGCCGCCATGATAAAATCCAGCGTAGGCTTAATATGCTTAGTCCAAAGTTCCTCCAAAACCTTCCCGAAAGCTTCCAGAATGACGTTGATCTCATCGCTCTTATCACTCATCAGATCAGCTAGCTGTTTCAACGCATCGCTGATCAAGTTCAATGCCCACACAAACGCCTCTCCTGTGAACTCCCCGATAGGCTTTAATACATGTTCCCATATATAAGACAGTCCCGGTTTTACTGCATCAATCACTGAACTCAGAAATTCCAACCCATTGGCCAACAATTCCAAAAATGCCGGCAATGCATCCTCCACCGTCCATGTCCCGATTGGCAGAAGAATTTCATCAAGAAAAAATTTCAATCCATCATAGATGTATCCAAGGAACGGCTCACAGGCTGTCTTTAAATGATCCAAGGACTCCATAAGCGGCTCGAAATTTAATTCATTCCACCACTCAGCTATATCATCAATAAACGGCTTGATCAGCTCCCTGATGTCATCAAGCGCATCCGAGATGCGGCTGTCTATTTGGGCAGTCTCAAACGCATCTGCTCCGACCGCCTCTCCGCCTCCGGATACGCTCCCGGTATTCTGGCTTAAGACATTCAGCTCATCAAAGGATGCAAGAGCGCCTTTTGCCGCTTTCGACGCCGTATCAAGTGATTTAGCATAGTCTATATTCTGCTTCTTTGCCTTTGTATAGGTACTGCTACCGCTGATAGCCGCAAGAAACTGTCCGACCTTATCGATCGCAATGTTCAGCCAGCTGATCATTTGTGTTAAATACGGTATGATCGTGTTCGCAACCGGCTCAAATGCTCCCGCCAGCGCATTTTTAGTCTGCGCTAGGCTGCTTGTGAGAGCTGACATCTGAGTATTATAGTCTTGCGAATATTGTGCAAGGTTTTTAAATCCTTCCCGCGCCGCGGATACCATTGCGTTGAATGCCTTGCGGATCTGGTTGAATACCAGCGCAGCAACTGCGATGCCGGATAACTTCTTTGCCAAACTTCCCAGCAGGTTTCCTGACTGCTTAGTTCCGCTGTTGATAGAGGAAAACAGTCTCTTTCCGGCTTGTTCTGCCTTGCTGAATCCGCCGCGCTGTCTATCTATCTCCCTGTTAATATCTTTCAGACTTACGGCAAGTTGGTCATATTCTTGATAACCTTCTCCTACACCTGCTTTGCGAAGCGTAGCCATACGCTCCATAACTGCTGCCTGCTGCTCCAGTAATGCAACCAAATTCTGATTGTTGACAACAGCATTGTTTTGAATGTTGATGAGCTCGTTTTCCTTTTCAGCTTGCGCCTGAATCTTTGATATCCTCTCTGATTCTTTTGCAGATAACTGTTCTGCTTTTGCTATTCCGGCATCTGTTTGCCGATCGAGTTCTGTCAAATACTGTTTGAGCGCATATTCCGCGTTTTGCCAACCTACATATGCTTCATCATATATCTTGTCGCCGGGTCCAAATCCTTTGTTTGCAAGATCCAGCAGCCGTGTCTTAAACTCCTCGGCTTTATGCAACAGGCTGTCCCATGACCCCTCTTGCTGCTTTACCTTGTCAGTATTCTGTTCAACTGCCTCTCCTGCTTCCCTGACCTCTTCATTAATCTTCTTGCCGGCGGCTTCTATCTGCTTTGAATCAACCTCAGTATGTACCCTGATACTTGTATCATAATTAGCCATGTTCAGCCTCTTTTCTTGAAAAGAAAGAGCCAACATCGCAGTTTTGCGATAATTGGCTCTAGGCTCTTGGCTCTTTATTTATGTTCGCATATTTCATGAATTCATCAAGCGCTGCCTGTTCTTCAGCGCTCCGCGGTCTCTCTTTAGGCGTTTTGATGGCAAACCTTGCTTTTGCATCTTTCAACGCCTGTATGGTCTCCGGGCTCATCTTGTTGGTGATCTTTTTCCCTCTGGTGTTCATCACCCGGACAAGCGTGCAATCATTCAGATTTGCCAATAGTCCCATGAACACAAACCAGTGCATCTGTGCAGTACTCAAATCTATTCCATATTGCATCCGGAAGGCCGCGTATATTCTCCACTGATCCACGTCAAAATCAAAAACCTCTGTCTCTTCAGCTTTCTTTGCCTTTCCCCTGCTTTTCACATGGTTATCATGATTGTATTCTGTGAGATACCAACGTATGGCAGCTTCGACATCTTCTATGTCATTTGGCGCACTTTCGGGAAATAATAACCCCCTTACTGTATAAAACCGTTCGACGTCTGACAGTTCCTCATCCGCCATACACTGTGATATCAGAATACCTGTGCGGAAGTCCATGTCAACAGGATATCCATTCCACTCTTCCGGCAATTCATCAATCAGCACATTGAACATCCCATCACTTCTTTCCGCCCTTAGCCCTTGCTGCTCTCCTTGTCGCTCTGTTGTACCGCTCGGATATCTTGCTCTTACGCTCATCCGTGTACTTTTTGACGATGGGGATCATCTGTTCAAAAAAATCAGCAATCAGAAACGGCGACGGAACAATGTCACCGAACACCTTCGCACAGGCACCGGAGCCGAATAATTCATCGATGGATGTCATAATATCCCTGATCTGCTCAATGTAATATTCCAGCTGTTCTTTTTGATCCTTATCCTTCAGGTTTTCTGCCTTGATTCTCGCCTTGACATCTTCCAGTTTCTGAACAACACCATAAAAGCGCTCAAGAAAAGTATGATCATCTATGTTGACTGTGATAGTCTCACCCTTGTCATTTACCTCGATCTGAATACCACTTTTTACTCTTATTTTATTCATAATTACCATCCTCTCTGAAAGTGATGGATACCAGAGAGTTGTACCCACCACTTATGTTAATTTGAATTAACACCTACTTAGTTTACTCTTAGTTGCCGGAGCCGGAGCTACTGGATCCGGAATCTGCGGTGAACGTGTTCGCAGACACATTAAATGTGCCCTTGATGTCCTCGCCGTACTGTTTGACGCTGATCACGTTATGGACATAATCTCCGCCGTCTCCGCCGCTGGATGTTACCGACACCGTACAGGGTACTTTAATCGCCTTGTATACTCCGGCGCTTCCTGTTACAGCGTCCTTCAGCCTCAAGCGTACAAAAGACGTTCGTGCCGATGCACCGGTCGGCAGTGTGTCCACAAGATCATCGAGCCACTCCTGCACATCATCTTCAATGCAGTCTTCCTTATCCACATCAAAGGTCCGCTGATAGGACTTCACCTGATTGGACTCCTTCGACATATTGATATACTGTTTGGACTCCTCTTTCGGATTCATATTTTCCGTGAGGGCTGTGATGCCATCACCCAGAAGGCGATACTGAGGTGTTTCCTCTCCCATACTGACATCAATGTAATGCTTCAGATCTTCTCTCATTGACTCTGCTCCTTCCTGTATTTAATGAAAATAGTTAACTGATAAATTGCCTTTTTATCCTCACTGACTCCCATGAAAAATGGTGCCGAGATTCCTATTTCCTGCGCTTCTCCGGATTCGAGTTGTGGATAGTCTTTTTCAGTGTTTCGTTTTTCTATCCAATCAGTGAGCGCCTCCAGCCACGTATTATTATCTATGGAGTCAGAGTCACTTACTGAATCAAGCCGTGCCCGGAGCTGATAGTGATCCGTGATAATTTTTGTCCCGGATAGATATTTTTTAATATTTTGAATCGGAGTTTTGACCAGCACATAATCTACATCGTTATGCATCACATCTGTGTTGATGTTATTGATTCGCCAGTATTCCTCCAGATCGAACTCTTTCAGCCATCGGATTACCGCTCCTGATACTGTCATTCTGATGCCGCCTTTCTCGCCCTGCGTTCAACTTCCTCGCGTCCGCCCTCCTGAAGCATTCGCTCTGCCCAGTGAGCGCCCCGGTGCGATCCATTCGCATATTGGAGACTTCTAGTCGTCGGTACCTTTTGAACATCCTTGCGGGATCTCCAGCCGTTTTCCGTTTTGAATCCGGCACAATGCAAATCCGGATCTTCATAAACAATTCCATTCCACATATACCGGGAATAGGCAGTATCCCATACTACGTCTGTATCGTCCTCTATGTGCCCGCTATCTTTTAATCCGCCTTCGGCAAACGGTACATAATCATCACACAATTCCAACACAGCATTTGATACTTCCTGTTGCACGCGCCCGCGCTCATTCAGACCAAGATTTTCAAGGCAGCTTCCAAGATTAAAATCACAGTACACATTGACACCCATCAGACTATCACCACCTTCATGTTTTGCAGATAACGCCGCTTGGTATTGTCATTAACCGCCTTGATCATGCCGGATCGCGGATATTGCTTTTGCAGATCGGAAATCCGGTGCCCTCTTTCGCCGTTTATCTTAATACTTTCATCCGTCTCTCCATATACGATACAGTCCTGCTCTGCTGCCGGTGAAAGCGTTATCGTCTCATACGTGCCTTTGGGAAACGTCACTGAAGCATATTGAGTGATGCTGATCACGCCATCTGCACTGACTTTTTCAACCTTATCCTTCCATTGCACGCCTTTGACCACTGTGCGTCTCCATTCCGCGTCCGATATTTGATTGTATACCGTCACAGTGTCTGTAAACAGGGCGTTCATAACGCACCTGCCAATCCGGTCCCTGAGAGACCCACCTGCACTATCTGTGTGAGCTGCTCCTCTCTTTCAGATGCTGTTGTGATCTTATACGACTCCGAATATCCATCATTTGATACTGAGGATATGCCGGTACCCATGGCAGATGCCCTTTGGGTGTCAATGGCATCTATCAGATCACAGACGCAGCTTTTGATCTGCTCATGTACCTGCTTTTGAAAATCTGTGGCAACACTCTCATCGTATTCTGTTTCGAATCGTTTGGCTCTCATGTGCGTGATCGTGTTCATTTTCAATTCAGCACTAAGACGGAGCTTGTTGAATGTATTTTCATCTGTGATCCTGCCGGAAAGGGAGCTGTACTGCTCCCAAGTGATATAGAACATGTTCAGCTCCCTCCTTTCTTGATCTTATTCCTTATCGGTCTTCTTACCCTTGGTCTCTTTGCCCTCGGTCTCTTTGGTCTCGGTCTCTTTGCCCTGCGCCTTCAGCGCGGCAATCTCTTTCTGCAGCTCTTCTACCTTTTCCTTGAGTGCGATGTTCTCCTTCACGATCGGATCTGTATCAGGCTGCTGTTTCTCCGTAACGCCAATCCTCTTCATCGACTTCCTCCTTACTGCTTGCAGCTCATGTAAATGCCTGCAAGCTTGTTCTGGTATACTTCTACGATTCCATACTTCCTGTACTTCAGAATGTACGCGTCAGCATCCGGATTGTTTTCGGGAGAAATCACATTGCCGACCACATGCTTATCGTGCTTGATCAATGCCGGTTTGTGTACAATGAGGAAATTGATTTCTTTTCCTGCCGCATTTACCAACTCGTAATAGTTGGCAATGTTTTCTGTACTGGGAGAAGCAACCGCTGTGTAGGTATCCCCGCTCTTGGTATAGTATGTCTTGCCGGATACAACCGCCGCATCTTCCGTCTTCTTGTAGGTTGCCACAGCCTTTCTGTAGTGACCCACCTCCTCACCTGCCGTGCGCCCATCAAGCAGATCGATAGCCGTATAAAATCTGCTCTGCGGTACTGCCTGTCTTACCGCAAATGATGCCAGAATCTCCTTGGACTTATATGTATCCAACATCATCAGTCCATTCAACAGTGTTGCGGTTGCATACAGAAATCTGTTTTCCTCCGGTACCTCATCGTTGTCCATCTGATTCTTTGCAAGCAGAAGTTCCTCCATAAAAGCAGCCGCTGTGGAAATCGTTTTTTCTTCACCCTTGGAAATCCCTGCCGTTCCTGCAAGCCGTGCAAACGTGAACGCATCTGCCTCGGGTGCCACTTTTGTGCGCACCAGCTCTGCACCCGCCATGCCAAACGCAACATTGACGGTTTCCTCGTTGTCTTCCACATCTACCGACAATTTGGTACCTCTGTCGTAGTTGTACTCTGCGGTCTTCCAATCCAGATTGACAGATCCGTTCGTGTAGCCGCTGTTTCGGTCATAATCACCAAGACCGGTTACATCGATCTGGGGATATACAATTTCCCTTGCCTTGTTTCCGGCGCGAACCATTGTCGGATCACCGGTAAGCTCCCTTGTTACGGATGCCCGCTTATACACCTCGTCCAAATTAGCCACGTAATTCTTAGATAATACAATGTTGTTGGGCATTTTTCATCCTCCTATTTCTTTTCTTCTGAGACAGGCGGCAGTCCCATGGCAGCCCGAAGTTGCGCGTCTGCAACGCTCTGTGTCGTCTGTTTCACCTGTCCGATCAATTTACCGTTTCCCACTACATTCGGCTCCGGATCTCCAAACAGCATCTTACTGTTCTCTGCTTCACTCAATGCTTTGAGCGCCGCCTCCAGATCTGCCTTCTGGTTTTTGGATTTCTTGAGCGTCTCAACGTCCAACAGGGCGGTGATCGCTTTTTCATTCAATCCCTTGGCCTGACGAATACTCTCGCCTACCATGGCATTGAAATCTCTGTCTGCAATCTCCCTGGCATGATCTTCATCACGCTTTTTGATGTCAGCCTGCAGATCCGCGATCTGCTGCTTTAACTTGTCAGGATCTACCCCGTCAAATTTCTTCAGCGCCTCTGCGGTCGTCTCTGCATTTTCCTTTGCCGTCTTCAGATCAGCCTTAGCTGTCTCAAGCTCCCTTGACACAGGGTCAAACTCGGCATGATGCATGTCCAATACCTTCGAGATTGTATCCTCTTCCAATCCCAGAGCCTTCAGTTCTTCTCTTTTCATAATCTTATCTCCTTTAACGATGATTTGTTTTACGCGGCAGTATCAACCGCAGATATTAAAAAAGAGCCTCGGCAGAATCATCTAAACAACTGATTCATACTTTGGCTCTTTGGCTCTGATTGATATATTCACTTCTGATTTGCAGCCTTTACAGTAGGCTGGGAAGTTTAACAGCACCGTGTTCCGGTACCGTTTGATAAAATGTGCGTATCCGCATTTTGGACACGCGACCCATGACGATTTTGTCATCAGCACCATCCTTTCTCATGTGCTGTTTGCTTGTCCTAAATTTAGAGTAACACGGGTATTTTAAGTTTGCAAGAGAAAAATTATAAAATCATCTTTTCTTCTCCATATTTTGGTATGTAAAAAATGCCGCTTGCACACTCTTCGTTAATTTCTCCATTCATCTTTTTTTTAAGAACTTCATCAGGAATTCCATCAGGAAACGCAGTACAACAAAAATTATCGCTTTCTTTCAGCTGTCCACATTCAAAACATAATGGAAATTTTATCATTTTCTTCTTACCTCAACATAATCAATTACAAGTTTTTTTGCTTCCGGCGGTACTTTCAGCTTTTTCCGCATTTTTACAAATGCCTCTGCTATAGTCTCACTCCCGTCTTTGGAAAGATCATTGTAACGCGAAATGCCATGAACATATTTGTCTCTTAATATTTTTTCTAAATTCAAACATTCATCTGTCGTTTTGCATCCTGAAAAAGTTATCGCATGTGCCATTTCATGCCAAACCATCTCTCTCACATTTCTTCCAGATGTATATTTTCTTTTCTCTATGTCTAGTAAAACTTGATTTTGATTACTCCACAATTTATGGAACGGATTGATGAGTAATTCTCTTGCATTATCTTCTGTAATACTATAAAACATTGGCACTCCCCTATACTTCTTATCGTTATCTGGTAATACCCTAACTCTATCTAGTACGACATCATATTCTGCAACAATTTCATTTATCCCCAAATATATTTCATTAATTTGATCATCGTCAATGCCTGCTGTCTCTAAATCTTCCATTCGAAATTCTATTTTTTTAATTATACCACTTTTTTTGCTCATTTCATCATATTTTTTCCAAGCCTCTGTCTTGGTCAGATCTGACGTGCCGCCCTCATACCGGAGCCGGTTAATATCTGCCTTCACGCCTGCTGCCTCGCAGAAGTCTTCATAGTCCCTTATCTTGCGCTTGATCTTTGCAGATACCTCTTTTGTGTCATAATTGAGCGCGTTCATTGCCTCCCTTTCACGCTTTAATCCCCTGATTTCCCGCTCTTTTGCCCGCATCTTCTGTGTGATGGCATAGTAATCATAAGTTTTTCCGTTAATAGTGACCGGCTTGGGCTCTGGATCATCAGGATGCTTTGCCGGATCAAAGGTGCCTTCTGAAATCATATAATGCCTATGCCGGCAGTTGTATCCATTCAGTCCCAGAGGATCGCTCTCATGAGATCCGTCCGCGCTATATCCTGTCGCTTCCCATAAATCCTCAATTTTACTCTGACCGATGCGCTTTGCCTCGGCAGAATAATCCTTGATCGGCTTTATGTAATACACTTTCCCCTGCCATTGCTCATGATTGGCATGTCCGGTACCGGTATTTCTGGCACCCCAGTGCTTTGATACATAGACCAGATTCTTTCCGGTCTTCTCCATATTGGTGTCCATGATCTTGGCAGATAACTGATGTGCCCCCGTTCGAACAGCCAATCGAACAGCCGTGTCGAGCTGCATGGTCCGGCCGGAGCTGAAGTCAATGGTTCGCAGTCCGCTGACCGCCAGACTGTGAATCGTGTCGATCACTGCCTGCTCTCTGGTAAAGGCTCCGGAACACACCTTGATTAAGGCTTTGTCCATCTCACGCGTATATAAATTTCTGAGGGTCTCATACCCCGACATGGTTTTAAAACCTGTTGTGCCACTCAGGTTTGCCATTGTCTGGTCTGTCTGTAAAGATATGGCATCCACCAGCTGTGGAAGAAAAGATTTATCTGTCAGAGTATCACCGCCCTCTTTCCAGATCTTCAGATCGTTGAAATACGCCAGCTCCGCCGCATCACGCAGCACTTCCTTTTTACTTCGTCCCGCTGACTTCATGATCTGCTTTAATATCTTTTTTACTTCGCGCTTATGATCCAGCGTATTCTTTGCCACAGTTTTCCGAAATGCTGCATCCGCATTTAGGATCTTCATTGCCTCTTTCCGGATCCGCGCCGGACTATAACCAAGCTTTTTAAGATGTTCTACTTCCAGCTCTGCTGTTCTAGTATATGCCAACGATCCATTGATCCGTTTTGCGACGTCGCGGATCACTTCCTGCTCTAAATATTCAAAAAGAGGCATAAGCGCCTGCGATATGATCTCTTCCTGTTCATCTGTCAGCATAAACTACCTCTCAATCTTCCGCTTCTCCGTCACTGTCCTGCTCTTTTTCATCCTGCTGCTGTTCTACCAAGGCTTTGGCCTCTTCCTCAGACAAATTATAAGCGTCCTGTAAATACCATATAAGCAGCTCTGGTATATCAAACGACAATGCGTCATCTCTCCGCCGCTGGATCTGCGTCTCTTTGTCAGAAATGAAACTGTCGTCAAAATCTATGAGTATTTCTGTATCAAGGTCAAACGTAGTCCCGTTATAAGTGTTGGAAAACCACATGATTGCATGACAAATGTCCGATATGTACTCTTTTGCCTCCTGCCGCTGGCGGTTTAATTCCTGCATCTGGTCCTGACGCTCTCCTATGTACTCCGTCGCTGTGGTAATCTGACCATTTTCGAAGCTGTATTTCTTCGTGCCGTATCCGAACATCATGGACAGTAGGGATAATGCCAGTTCAAATGTCTTGGTGATCTCTTCGATGCGGATCTTCGGGTTGTACTCCTGCACTAATCCTTTTTCCTGAGGTAATTTTTGCCCCAGTATGACAAATATCTTTTTCATCTGCTCAGACGGTTCGATCGGCTTTCCATTTTCGTCGAATTTGCAGAGTGCCTCATTAATGAGTATCAGCTTATCCGCCTTGTCCAAATCCCCGAACAGGACGTTAAAGCACAGGTCCAGCGTCTCCAGGATCGGAATTGCGCCGTATATCTTCGGGTAGCCATATCCTTCCATATCTTCCAGATTATTGACCTCCGCTATCTTCATGACACCAAACGGCTTCACATCGCCTAGCTGAACTTTCTGCTCTTTTTCCGGCAGCTCCTTCCCTGATTTATCAAAAACATGCGTCTCTGCGATATATCTTTTTGTATCATCCAAAGTGAACATGACCAGTGTGGTGATTTTTTCACCATTGTGCAGACTCGATCCGGAGAAAGCCGCCTCTGTGACTACATCATTTTCGACCGTTAAGGGAGTGAAACAATCCGCTGTGACATAATTCAGCCGGACTTTACCATCTTTTGCCGAATTATCATCCATGAATTTCACGTCATCCATCCGGACATAACATGCCACTGTGCCATGTGCGGATGTCTGTTCGAGCTGCCGGCGATATTGCGTGTTAAACCGGTTATCCCGGAGAATTTTATTCACAGTCTCGTCCTGTGCTTTTCTGGCAGCGTCCTGCTTCTTGTTGTCTTTCGTGTCCCCGCCTGCATTAATTTCTATGATCTCACACAAATTAGCGTCATCTGAGCAGCACCGCTTTGCAAATCCCAGCCGGCGCATTGTGAAGTGCCGCCCCTGTGCAGTTGTCCTTTTATGAAAGGACAGTTCATTGTTTCTGTACCATCCGTCTGCTTTTTTGATGATATCCTGTGCATTGGCGTTCACAGTATACCCTTTCCGCTCCAACACATTTTTCACGCAACTCTCCATCGTTTCTCCTCTCTTTCCCCGGTTGCACCGGTGCAACTTTTTGTTTTTGATCTATGCCGCACGGTCCAGCATGATATAGTCTGCAAAGGTCAGCATAGTATAGCAGAACGCGTCCCACCAGTCGTTACAGTTGCCGACATTTTTATCCTCCGGCCGGTCAGGCTGCTTTTCATCCCACCTCAGAGAAGCTATCGCCTTTCTGAGCCGAACACAGCGTTCATTTATCTTTAATCTGCCTGTATTAAATAGCAGATCGATCATTTTGGGACGCTCTGAAACCTCATTTTTGGTGCATCCAGCTATGTTCGTATAGTTCAATCCTGCTGCCTGTGCCGCGCTCCGCAGGCTGTTGATCATTGTCGGGCTGGCAGAATCCGGAAAGATCCAGTCCACACGTCCATACTTCTTAATTGCCATCCGGTAAAACTCTATGAATTTGTCACAGATCTGCTTTGCATCTATATTGTCCGATAACGGCAACCCATCCTCTTCCAGTGCAAAAATATTGTGATATCCTCTGTGGTACCCTGCGAGACAGAATGTCGTCATGGATCCACTGCCGCCGAAATCAATTCCCATGATGATCTTATAAAAGCCTTCCTTAAGCTTTCCCTGGCTATCAAATATATCATCGTCCTTGAACAGATACGGTTTGTCATCCTCTGCGAAGTACCGGAAGATCAGGCCGGACGCCACCACCCAGAGTCCCAGAATAAACCTTTCGTAGAACACACCACGGAACTGGCTTGCGTATGTCTTCAGTGTTTCCTCTGACAAGCTCAGGTTGTCTCGCATCGTGAAGTGGATCCTGATCAGATTGCGCTCTTTAATTCTGTCGATCCAATCCTTTTTGAAGAAATGATCCGGTCCTTCCGGGTTACAGTTAAACCAGTACTTGGCGCCCTCTACGGAGCATCGGCCTACTGCCTGATTCACAAAGCTTTCCGGCATAAGCGCGACCTCGTCAAAGAATACGCCGGCAAGCGTGATGCCCTGAATCAGATCCTGACTGCCCTCGTCTTTGCCGCCAAACAGATAGAACTCATTTTCTTTTCCATTCTTGCGGATGGTGATGCTGTTCTCTGATCGGTGCTCCTGTGCCTTGTATCCTCTGGTGCGCAGCATCTTCAGAAGCTGCTTGATCACATTGCGGCGCAGAGACTGGATTGTCTTGCCGCACAAGGCAAAGTTCTCCCCGTCAAAGTTCTCCATCGCCCACATGACGAAAGACAGGGACATCACGGTTGTTTTACCGCTTCGAATGGATCCGTCGCATATGATTCCCTTCTTGTCGCGGTATGGGCTCTTAGGCTGCCACCAGCACAGCACCATTTTCTGTTTTTCGCTCAGTGGTGCGAATTTGAATAGGGCTTTACGTTTCGACAATATCATCACCCTCCTCGAAAATGATGCCTGCCATGTCGTTCAAGACATCCAGAAGTCCGTCGTCTTCATACTGTTCTCCATTGCTTCCATAGCCGGAGTTCTCAGCGCGCCTCTTTTCAAATTCTGCCTTGTATTTGTCTCCCGGGTGAAGCAAGAAGTACTTGGTCAGCCAGTCTATTGCCTTCTGGCGGTCTGCCAGCTTGATGGATGCACCATTTCTGCCGTTCTTTGCTTCCTGGATCAGCTGGGTGTCAATCTGGTCGGACTCTTTAAAACGGACAACATTGACATCCTGCATCAGTGTTTCTTTCTCACCCGTCTTCGGATTCTCGACCTGTACCGGTCCGTATATAGCCATGACAGGCACTTTTTCCTGCCCGAACGTCACATAATCACCGATATCAGAGAACGCGATCCTCATCTGCAGTTCGACTATATCCGCCTCATCTACAAGCACCTGCTGCCGCTTGATTTCCTTGAGCCGGTTTATTTCGTTTTTTATTCCATCATTTTCCATCATTCGGTATGCGTTTGCTACAGCTGTCGAATAGGAACAATCATATGCCTTTTGGTAGCTCTGCGTGGCATTAAATGTCCGGCTGTAGTAAATGCAGAAAAGCCTTTGTTTCTCAGTCAATTCCTCATTTTCCAAAGTTTCCTTGGTACCGTCATCCGGAAGATCTATGTCATCCGTTTTGCACCCGTTTTTTGTGTGCACACTTTTTTGATTTTGTGTGCACACTTTTTTCTGTTTTGTGTGCACACCTTTTTTGCCCTCTTTCTTTCCGCCCTTAGACCACTCATACCTCTGCTTCCAGCTCTTGACAGTGTTGATGGTGACGCCATATTTTTCCGCAATATCCTTGTACTTCATGCCGCGCATGTAGTCCTGTTCTGCATCTATATAGTTCTCTGCCACGGCTCCACCACCTTCCACGGAAAATAAAAAGAGCCGCTATGCAGATGGTGGTCTGCATATAGGCTCTTGGCTCTGATCATTGCTCTATTTGGTTATATTATAGATTTTGGATACAAAAAATGTCAAATAGAATTATTGTGCTACATTCAGTTTTTCCATCAACGCCTCCTGCAACATGTAGTTTTTGTGTATTTACCATTCACCTAAAAGAGAAGAAAGGAAACGACCAAAACTTCTCTAGTTATCGTGAAGTACCCTTCGCCTGTTTTGCCTTCATCGCATACCCTGACTCGAGAATCCACCCCACGATCATGATATGTTTCTTCCCAATATGGGTTTGTTAAATAATATGTTTTGCTCAGCTTTTCACTTTTTATGCAATAACTATTCTTATCAGGATCCATGGTTATGCAGTGGGTTATTTCTTCCTTTTCGATGCGCGCAAGATTGCCATTTATAATAATATTCTTTTGCCCGCCATATTCTATTGTTTCTGTATGAAATAAATGTCTCGGCAAGTTTCTTTCCTCTATTTTTCTAGTAATTACACGTTCAAAAACTGCCATAACATATCCTATTGCGAATATTAAAAAATATTTCATCTTTTTCTCTCCTTTCCCGTCTTCCAGATCAGTTGTTTACCGCAATGCCCGCAGTTGGTATGTGGCTTCACCGGATGCGCACACGATGGGCAGACATATTCCCCGCGCTCCGGCATATACACCGGCTGCTTCTCCCGCATGCCGCTCTTGTCCGGGATTATGTTCATTCGTCTGTGCTGGTACTGTCCGTAGGTCATGCCTGCTGCCGTGGCGGCATTTGCTATAGCCTCCAGTTTCTCTGACTCTGACATTCTTACCATTGCTCATCCTCCTCGTAATCTTCCCAATGTCTGCAATATTCTTTTGCCGGACATCCATCACAATAACTGTCTCTTCCATCGACACAAGCCCACCCGTAATCTCTGACAAGGACAATTCGTGTCTCATCGTCATACCAATCAGCTTCTTTCTTGCCATTATATCTTGCGTCAAACTCCTTAAATCTTCTGACGTGTAAATCATTCCATTCACAGCCTTCAAATTCATCTTGATGAAGAGCATACGCATGAGCCTGTCCTCTTGTTTCTGCAAAAACAATCATCGTGCCATTATCACCGTCGTTATCATATACGCGCCATGCTTTCAATTTGTGCCCTCCTCCGGCTTCTCACGCCTCTCAAACTCCATCACCCATACCCACGGGTTGGCATTCCAGCCGTATTTATCGAGGTCTTGCTTTTTGATGGTGGAATTCCATAGTTTTGCAAATTTATCAATCATTTCATCTGCAG